TAAGGGTCATGCCAGAAACCACCGCTAAAACGCACCAGAAGGCCCCAAAACGGGCCGATCTCCCCAAGGCCAAGGGGAATGTACCTGCGCCCGCCAAAAAGGCCAAGATCGGCGCCCCCAGCAAATTCAACCAAGAGACAGCAGACTTCATCTGCGTAATGCTCAGTGAGGGCATGAGCCTGCGTAAGATACTCAAGGAAGACACAGAGAAATTGCTCCCATCGCAGGGGACGATTTACAACTGGCTGCTGAAGAATCCTGATTTCCTAAAGCAGTACACCCGCGCACGCGAAGAGCAAGCCGAGACGCTGGCCGATGAAATCATCGACATCGCCGACGAGCAGCCTGAGATCATCGCGGTGACCGACAAGCGCACTGGCGAACTGATTGAGCACAAACTCGACGGCGCCTTCTTGCAGTGGCAGAAGAACCGCATTGAGGCCCGCAAGTGGACGGCATCTAAACTGCGCCCCAAGAAGTACGGCGACCGAGTGGCCGTGGAGGGCGTGGAAGGTGGAGCGCCCATCGCCACAGAGGACGCCAACGCCAGCCGTTTGTTCGAGGTCATAAAGAACATGGAGATGAGCAAGCGTGCTGGCTGAGCACCTCGACGAGGACTTGGCCCGACAATTCGAGGCCCAGCCCGAGCACGAGCGTATGGCCATCATCGCCCATGCCCAATGGGTATCAGGCGCCCATGCTTACCAGATTCCGCCCCCATTGGAGCAGGACTGGACGACATGGATGATGCTGGCAGGGCGCGGGGCTGGTAAGACTAGATCAGCAGCCGAGGCCCTGTGGTGGCTGGCATGGCGCCATCCCGGCACGATGAGCGTGGTTGTGGCGCCTACGTCCAGCGACTTGAAGTTCACCTGCTTCGAGGGGCCATCAGGCTTGCTGGCGGTCATCCCTCCAGCCCTCGTGCTGGACTACAACAAGCAAGACCACCAGATCAGGCTATCCAACGGCTCCAAGATCAGGGGAGTGTCCGCCGACTCCTACGACCGCCTTCGCGGTATTAACTCCTCCTTTGCGTGGTGCGACGAGTTGGCCGCCTTCCACTACATCCAAGAGGCGTGGGACATGATGGTCATGGGCCTGCGTATCAAGCCAGACCAGCAGGAGCACAGCCAGCCCCGAGTCATCGTCACCACGACACCAAGGCCCAAGGACTTGATCCTCGACCTGCTAGGCAGGGAAGGCGACGACGTGGTCATCGACCGCGCCTCCACCTACGCCAACGAGAAGAACCTAGCGCCCACCTTCAAGCGCCAATTGGAACAGTACAAGGGCAGCAAGTTGTACCAACAGGAGGTGATGGGCGAGGTGATCGACTTAGAGGACGGTAAGGTGGTCACCCGCGACATGTTCAAGTTGTGGCCAGCCAACCGCCCGATCCCGCCATGCGAGTACATCGTCATCAGCCTAGACTGCGCCTTCAGCGAGAAGGAGCACAACGACCCTACAGCCTGCACCGTCTGGGGCGTATTCAAGCCGCAGGACGGCCCCATGAGCGTGATGCTGCTGGAGTGCTGGGCTGAGCACCTGTCTTTCCCCAACCTCAAGCCCAAGGTGTTCGACGAGTGGCGCACCTCTTACGGCGAGGGCAAGGAAGCCAAGCGCCCTGACTTGATCCTCGTGGAGGACAAGGCTGCTGGTATCTCCCTGATTCAGGAACTACAGAAGGCGCACCTGCCTGTACAGGCGTACAACCCCGGAAGAGCCGACAAGATGCAGCGCCTCCAGATCACTGCGGCTATCTTCGCCGCTGGCCGAGTCTGGCTCCCTGAGTCAAGCGTGCGCAAAGGCTTCGTCAAGGACTGGTGCGAAGGCTTCCTCAGCCAGATATGCTCGTTCCCTGACTCTGCCCACGACGATTACGTTGACTCTGCGACTCAGGCTATGCGTCTGCTCAAGGACATGGGCTTCCTCGACATCGACCCCGAGCCGAGAGATAATGACGACGATGACTACATCGAATACACCCAACAACGTAGGGTAAACCCTTACTCGGAGTAAAGCATGGCTGGACTGGCACAGATTGCAAACCTGATTAAAGACGCGCCAGTGGCGGATCGTTTGGCTATGTCGTTCAAGGATGTGACCAAGCGCGTGCCCCAACTTACCGAGGCTGCCCAGCGCCTTGGCCAAGACGTAACGCCACAGCAGTATGACCAAATGGTCAACCAATTCAAGCCAGTGTCGCCCTATGCGTCGGTGCCACGCCCAGCAAGCCAAGATCAGATTCTGGCCGCCTTGAACAAGACCAACCGAGAGAGGCCCGACACTCCGCACAAGGCGTCTTACTTCGGCGTACCGTCCAGCACCCTGAACGAAGGCGACCCAGTTGGCCTGCGTCTGGACATCCCTTCGTATCAAGACGCCAATACATGGGTTGTCACTGTGCATGGCCCACAGAGCGGCAAGAAGGTGTATGGCGGGGCTGGCAAACGCATTGGCTATGAGCCAGTGGCTGCGGCTACTGACGTGGACTTTAACGTCCATCCCGGCGGCGCCATGAAGATCGCCCAAGGCGCACCTAAGAGCACACTGGCCACAATGGAGGGCAAGTGGAAACCAACCGACCCCGAGCAGGCTTACGCTGACGCCCACGACTATTTGGATCACCCAGACTGGATTCAGGTGGGCATGGATCCCGAGCGCCACGGCTATTTCTATGACCGAGCGACTATGCAGCCTGTGACCAAGGCCGAAGAGGTGTTGCAGATTGGCCCGCTGGTATTGGCTAAGAAGCCGACGTATGCTGCAAAAAAGGATTTCCCCTTTAGGCAGGGTGGCCCTGTCAAAATGGGCGGCGGTGGCCTGATGACAATCATGAAAGCGCTCGGGGCTGGCGAGCGCGTATCCCCCGAGGCTTTGAAGGTCATTAAAGCGTCCGAGGCTCTTGGCCCATACGAAGGCAAGGTGCTCAACGTAACCAGCACCAATCGCTCCCTGTATGGCGCCAATCAAGGCAAGAACAAGTCAGGCGCCCTGTTCTCACGCCAGCAACTCATTGACCCCAACTTCGGTCAGTCTGTCTGGGGGTTGGCCAAACCCGGCAAGGCCACGGCTATGGCCAACGCCTCTACGCCTGACACAATCTGGTCAACCTACATCGGCGCCCCCGAGCAACTGCGTGGTGACCCCAGCATCCTGCAAGACGCCCTGCACGAGTTCCACGCCAACGTGGATCAACTCACGCCAGAGACCAGACAAGCCCTGAACAAGCACTTCGTAAATAACGGCTTGGCTCCCGAGGGTTTTGACATCGGCACCGATGCCCTGTCTATCGACCCCTACGAGATGACATTCGAGACCCGAACCAAGATGGCCGACGCCCTTGGATCAGGCAAGGGGCTGGGACGAGTTCCCCAAAAGACCATCATCGACATGCCCAGCATCATTGCCCGCAATTCTGACCCCATGATGGAGGGCTTGCCCAACTTCTCTGTGGGTAGCCAGTTGTTTACCCTCAACGGCAGGAAGACGTACCGCCCAGACCTGAACGCCGACTTCCCCCATCAGGTGGAGGGCCAGAACCTCGACGTCACATTCATGCCAGCCCCAGTAGAGCATGCCCTGCCTGATCTGCACGCCAAGATTCTGGCTGACATTGCGTCAAAAGAGCACCCCCGCCAACCCGGCAACCTGATCAGCGATTGGGACTTGCGTGGCTATGGCAAGCAGCCCATCACCCACGAGATGCTCATGGGGCTGGACAAGGCTGGCCACAAGCAAGGCGGCGTCGTCCACGCTGGAGCAGGGGGCTGGATGAAAGCCCTGCAAGCGGTAACCAGCGCTGGCGATAAGGTGGCTCCTGTTATTGAAGGCGCGGCCAAGGTTTTGCCAGCGGCAGAACGTGATGCCAACCTTGCCCAGTTTTTGGAGCCCAGCAAAGAAAAGCGCCTTATGTACCACGGCACTGGACGAGACATCAAAGCCTTCAAACCCGGCTCAGCCAATTCAGTTTTTGTTAGCCCTAGTTCCGAAAACGCTGAAGCATTTGGCTATCACAGTCACCTTATAGA